TCCTAAATGGATCTGTGCTACCTTTACATGTACATCTCTTCGGATGTGTTCTCTTTTAGTAGCTGTAGCTGGGTTGTCTACATCATCATCAGCTTCTTTATCGGACATATACTCTTGACCTGTTTCTTGGTTTGTAAGAGTTATCTCGACCTGTGGCTTGATAAAATGGACTGTTTTCCCATCAATTTCTTGGGTTTCTCTACTCGCTTCTTGTTCAATAAATGGCATAATCCTCCTATGATCTGCTTGTTTGTAGTACAGCGGCCGTCATTGTTATAGCATTAGCTTGACTCACTTGCATTTGAATTTTATCTCCCGCTTCTAGTACTAACACATTGTTAAAGGTTAGTAAATCTACACTATCACTAGCAACTACTGTTATTTTTTGATATTCAAAAGTGGTACTTGAAGAGGCATCATATACGGTAACAGTAACATCTAGATTACTTCCATGATTATTGTATAAATTAATAGTCTTTACAATAGAAGTTGTTTCATCAGGAACAAGATACATTTCCTGTGTGGGACTGGCGCTGTCTAATAATTTTTGAATATTTTTATATACGTTTGCCATTAGCTTAAAAAGAAATTAAACCTTTCTTGATCATCCTTATCAGGTTGCATGTATGTTGAATTAAGTTGTTCTATAACAGAACTAATAGCTCTGTTGATTTGTCTTTGGTTATCTTCTGTATATTCTTTTCTAGGTTCTGGTAATCTTACTACTATTTTAGCCATTATCTTCTCCCATCCGCTTGAACATCTACTTGGAAAGTACCATATCTCCAGTCTTCACCAGCGCTTTCGTTCTCTATTTTAACACTTGCATATCTTCCTCTAGCTCGAGTATTGAATTGTGTAGAACTAGACAGTACACTAAAAGGACTTAAGGTACTATCTGTCCCTGAAGACGAAGGAAAATTTTTTAATGATATTGTTACTTTAGCTGTGCCGGTTAAAGTTTTAAAGTCAGGAATGAATCTTCTCATCGCTAAAAAATATTCTCCCAGACCTTTATCAGTTTGAATGGCAAAGTCATAAGATTGCAGAGAAGAAGTTAAAGCAGTTGTGGATCCATCAGGATTTAATTGATCGGTTCCAGTTTCTTGTTGAAAGTAAACGGTTTGACCTAATCCTGTTTCACCAATGATACTTGGAAAAGTCCCGGTTGCCGAATTATTAAATTGAGTTGCATAAGGGTTAGGATAAACAATAGAATCAATCCACGTGGTTCTAATAGAATTAGTATTAACTCCTGTATACCAAACTCCTGTTGGAAGTTGAGTTCTTTCTCCATAATTATATACGACATATCTGTCATTGTAGGTTTCACCAGAACTTGGGTAATACCAAATTACTTCTGTAAATAAGTTATTGATACCAGCATATACTTGTTGACCTTTAGGGGTATCAAAGTCGTTGTAAACATAATCTTCTACTGAGCAGGATAAAGTATTAACAGTACCATCAAATGAGAAGAAACCATTATTTCCCATCCAATAAGCCACACCGTCAATTTCACAGCATGCGTTCTGTCCAATCAATCCACAGTTTGTACCAACTTGTTCAAAACCAAAGGTAAATGGTGCTCCTACAAATTTCATAGAGTAGAGAGCATTATCAGTCCAGACTAAAATATTTTCTTTTCCTTTAATGGCACCCATAATTTTTGTACCATCTTGAAGTCTTTGTGTACCAGCACTGTTGTCCGCTGTGGGAGCAAATGTATTAATAGCTTCTTGATCCGAGAATCTAATAAACAGATCATCTTGACTAGAGTCTGTTCCAATAGTTGTTTCAGTTCCAAAATGAATTAAGTGTCGAGTTGTTGGAGAAACTAGAGTTAATCTACTAGCTGTAGGATTACCATTGCTTCCACTAATTGCGGTTACATAACTCGTTGTTGTCATTGAAGCTCTGTTGGTAAATCTTGCTGATCCACTAATCCCTGAATTCCATGTATATGTTTTTCCATTTGCAATCGTTGCAACTAAAACTTCACCCCAGTTTCCTAGTGACCAGAGACCTGGTTCTAGTGTAACGTCTGAAGCATTAACTGCATTTCCCCATTGAGTATAATTGGTTGCATCAAAAACTTGTGCACCATCACTATGAGCTTGTCCATTTGAAGTTCCAGTAGTTGCAGTTCCATAAGCTCCTCTAGTAATAGTTGTTAAATCATTTGATGAAATAGCGCTGTATTTAATCAACTCATTGTCAACTAAAATAGTTCCATTTGTTGAAGTAAAACCAGTTGTAGAATCTAAAGTAATACTTGTTCCGACGCCACCTGTACCAGCTGTATCCGCATTTAAAGCTCCGTCTAAGTTATCCGTCTGAGCTCCGGGAATTGTTCCACCATAACTACCAACACCAAACCCATAGCCATAAGTTTGAGCTGCGGGGCCTACTGTTGCATAAGGTTGAACTTTCATACTTCCACCTGTTGCAACGACAGAAGAAGCTTGGTTTAATGAATCAATTGTAAAAGTTACAGAAGTTGGAACAGTTAAAACTTGAAATTTTTTATCTTCGAACTGCGTAGCAAGTAACCCCGTACCACCCGGCAGGGTGACAGTGTTTAAAACAATAATATCTCCTACTTCTAGACTATGATTTGATGAGGTAGTGATTGTACATTGCTTATTTGTAGTACTATCTGTTGCTAATGTTGAACCAGTAAATTCAGTTTGAGCCCCAGCATTATCAGAACGCCAAGGTGTTATATCGTAAAGAGTTCCTTCAAAATATATAAGTAAAAATTTATCAGTACCAATGGCTACATATTTATTGCCATCAGTATCGACAAATGCGTGTTGCTTTCTAGCGACACCCACAATGGTGTCCGTTAATAAAGAAGACCACCCTCCTACTTTTTCTGGAAGATTATATCTCCATCTAACATTGTCTGAATCTATCCAACGATCGGTTGCTCCGACAGCAGTGTCCTGCTTGTCGACACCCGGTTGAAATTTCATTTCAAAGAGAGCCATAAGTTTAGCTCCTAAGCTGTATTGGTTTTGTAAGCCCAGCCTCTAGTTGCATCTACATACACTAGGGTAATGGCTTGACTATCTGTACTGAGGGTTAAATCAGATGTAGCAGTATTAATGGGCTGTCCATTTCTTCCTATGGTACAGTTATTTGAATTCCAAGTTCCTCTGGTATCCATAACCATTACTTCATCTCCCACACTAGGAGAAGCCGGTAAATTAACGGTAATAGGGTTTGCTGTTGTGTTGGCAAAAATTTGTGCACCGGCTACAGCCGTATAAGGACTGTTTGAATCTGTAATAGTTGCATATCCTTTTTCAAGAAGAGTAACTACTGTTTGTGTTCCATTTGATTTACATAAAACTGTTGCTCCTGGAGGAATAGGCTGCTCGGTTCCTGAAGCGGTTAAAACTCCTACAGTATAATTAGAAGCTCCTCTAACAGTATCATCTTTCATGATCCAAACTCTTTCAGCAGTACCAGGCATTGTGACTGTTCGGCTAGCAGCTAAAGTACCATAAAGTCTATAGTAGATATTTTTTCCTGATGATTGAGCTCCGTCTGTTAAAACCAGTGTAGAACTTCCTGCAGATATATCTACGTCGAGTACTCCTGTAGAAGTTTGTTCTACGATTTGTAAGTTTGTATTAGTTATAGTGCCCCATAAACCAGCTTTTTCACCAGTTGTTATGAGCTCTAATTGTGCGTTTGTTGAATAAGTTGATGCCATAATATTATGTTCCCGGGTCTATTGGTGTCCAGACCATAGTTGCGCCTGGAATAATTTCACTCCATGTTATTGCTTGGGTCGTTCCTGTAGCAAGCGTAAGCGTGCTGCCTGTAGGATCGACATTTGCGTCTCCAGTTATTGTAACAGTTCCGCTTGAAATTACAAGGCTATTTCCGCTTGGAGAAACGGTAGCTCCTGCCGTCACTGTGACATTCCCTGTGCCTAGGGTTACTTGAGAGCCTGTGACGCTAAGATTCGCATCTCCTGTAATAGTTACACTACCAAAACCTAAAACAACCTGACTTGGAGTAGGGATTTCTACAATAGAATCCGCACTAATATTAGTATCTCCAATACTAATAGTTACTTGATTGCCGGTAACTGAAATAGTTACATTATTCTCGGGTCCTGCCGAAGAAATAGGGTATTCTGAAAATGCGCCAAAGCCTAATAACATAAAATATAATCCTTAGAAAGAAGCAGGGGGTGTGGTGGTGCCCTGCCTCCATTTAAGAATTATATCATCGTTTAAACCAAGATGGAAGACCTAAATGTGAGTACTATCTGTAGATTTTTCTATTTTGCTTATACTATTTCTTCCCAATTTGTAATTTCTTCATTCCAGTTATATCTTTTTCCATCATCAGGTTTAATAACTGGTGCTTCCCAAAGACAGGTATCTTCGTTTAATGTCCAACTTGGAAAAGTTTGAGATGGTATAAATGCATCTCTATCTTCGTCATAAGTATATCCTATACCAGCATGATTTTTTCTTAAAGGTGTTCCATCTAATTTATGAACTCCACCACTTGTGTTATAAGATGTTTGTTTCCAAATAGCCCATCCAGTTAATTTGGTTAGAAAATCTATTCCATTAACTTCTTGTTCAACTCCATTACTATCTTTTAATTCATTATTATGTACTGAGTGAACTTCAATCACTTTATTATTTAATCCTATTTTTGCAAAACTAGCCATTATGTTGTGTAACTCCCATCTCCTGTAAATATTAAAGTTGTTGTATCGGAACCAGCGCCTTGACCTGTAGCAACTGTTGGTGAACCTGTTGTTGTTGTTGAATAATTTGCATCAGGCATACTTAAAATAACAACACCTTTTCCGCCTGCTCCACTAGCAACACTACTTTCATTAGCTCCTCCACCGCCACCTGTGTTTACAGTTCCAGCAGTTCCGCTACCAGTCTTACTAGCCGCACCACCACCGCCAGCTCCACCAGCACCAACAGTAGTATCAGTTCCTCCACCGCCGCCGCCTCCTCTTGTTACTGAAGAACCAGATATAGAAGATGCAACTCCGTCACCACCATCGCCACCTTTAGAACCACTACCATCTTCGCCAACTTCAGAAGAACCGCCGCCGCCTCCTCCGCCATAAGCAGAAGCAATATGAAGCCCATCACCGCCAGCATATCCTTGAACTGGGGATGTTACAGGAGACGAAGCTCCACCAACATAATCATTTCCACCGCCGCCACCAGAACCACCATCAAGACCTTCTCCACCTGTTGTGCCTTTACCGCCGCCACCGCCTCCAGCAGAAGAAATTGTTGTTAAACCTGAACCTGAAAATGAAGAAGCTGAACCGTTATTTCCAACAGCAGTAGTTGCAGAAGCACCACCATCTCCTACTGTTATTGTAATTTCTGTTCCTGTTCTAACTGCTTCTGTTGCTGTTCTATAACCTCCAGCACCACCACCGCCAGCATTGCTATATGAGCCTCCTGAACCACCACCAGCAATTACTAAAAAATCTATATCATATCTAGGTGGATGTATTGCTGGAGCACTTTCATTAACTCCAGTAATAGCTTCCCAGCCTTGTGTAGCATCTACATAAACTATTTTAATTCCTTGTCGTTCACTACTTAATTGCCAATCATCAGTTGAACCTTTAATTTTTTCTGAACCATTGGCTGTAAGAGTGACAGCATTAGTGTCCCAAGTTCCAGCATAATCCACAAATTCTATTGTATCTCCAACTGAACCAGCTGGAAGTGTAACTGTACAAGCATTTGAAGTTGTATTAATTGGATAACCTCTACTTGCTACTGCAGTTAAAGTTGAAGCAGTAACTACGGACTGCCAAGCAATGCTTGCGAAACCTGTTGCTGTTCCAGAGTTGGTAAGTGTTGCACCTGAATTAATATCTAAAGTTGCTCCTGAAGGAACATTGATAGTATCTCCTGATGAACCAACTTCTAAGGCTGTTCCTGATTGTGGGTCTAGTT